ATATCAGCCAGCATCACAGTGACCTCTTCAATATCTAAGTCTTCAATGTCCTCAGAGTTAATGTCGGCTAGTGTGGCAAGTATTTCAATCTCTCTGCTAAAAACTTCTTCAATGCTGTATAAGTCTCTGACCTCTTTGTATTGGAATACATCAATCTCACTCCAAGATTTCGGTAGGTGCATCCTTAGGTATGTGTTTAGATAACTTCTGACCAATTTCAACCAGGTAAGGGACAGCTAACTCCGCTTTCAATTCTCTGATCATTTTAGCTTTTAGCTTGATGTGTGCATCTGAGTAGTGCTCTACCTTAGTCAAGTCAGTACGCTTGAATAAAACTGCTAACATCTCAGAGATATAACCTTTATGTCTCGAGTGCATGATTTTTTCAATGTGCTTAGTGTCTTTTACTGAGAGCTTGAATCTGTCTTCAAATGCCACATAAGTATAGCCATCAATCTCAAATGAGCTAATCAAATCAGGCTTATCACCTAAGTTATTAAACTCTTTTACTATCTCTTTGAACTCTTCAATCTCAACTGCATCAAATTCAATTGTAGGAACTCCTAAGAATTCAAACACTTCTAAATGCTTATCAATTGCATCTAACTCAGGCTTTGCATGGATAGTGGTGATTGTTTCAAACTGCTGTACTGTCAATTCATTCAATTGGTTGGGTACTTCTTTACCTAGTATTGTTACCATAGATTTTAATTTTTAACAAATATAAGAACTTTTACAATATAGGCATGGATAGACCAGTCTATAAAATAACTATTGAGGATGAGTATGCTGATGGTGAAAACTTAGGCATAGAAATGATTGCTTTCACTTCAAAGCCTGCTATAAAGGTTAAAGGTATGGCTTTCAATTCTCATGTAGCTATGGCATTCAAAGATGATGTTAAAATGAGAGTGGTTGCACCAGCAATGATTCCTATGAACATCTATCGTAAAGATGAGGATGGTGAAGAGTATGATGTACAATTCTCAGCTGAGGTGATTGAACAGATCCATTCTAAGTTTATGCAGAATCTACAGAATAAAGACATCTTTAACCTGGAGCATAATGCTGAACAAAAAGTACCAGCATACATCCTAGAGGCTTGGATAGTTGATAGTCCTGAGACAGACAAGGCATTCACTACTTATGGTATTAATGTGCCAAAAGGTACATTGATGTTGAATAGCCAAGTAACAGATAGAGCTTACTATGATGAGCTTGTAGAGTCAGGTCAGATTGGTTATTCTATAGAAGGCTTTTTAGGTATGAAATTATCGGAACAATTAAAATTAAATACTATGAAATTACCTGATGGAGAGCATCTAATTGAAGGCAAAATCTATGTTGTAACAGACGGAGAAGTTGTTGAGATTAAGGATGTACCTACAGAGATGGAAGCTGAGTTATCAGCAGACCCAGCTGTGGAAGAAGAAGTGGCTGATGCTGAGGCTCAAGCTACAGAAGAAGCTGAAACAGAAGAAGTAGCTATGGCTATTGACCCAGCTGTAGATGCTGAAGCTATTATTGCAATTGTGAGACCTTTATTAGAGGAGCACATGAATTCAGTTATCTCTATGATTGCTGCCCTTAAAAATCAAATTGAGGAGAGCATCACAGTAGAGACTGAAGAAGAAGTTGAGTCAGTTGCATTGACTGCTCACGAGAAGTTCAAAGAATTTGTAAAATTTTCAAAATCAAAATAAAATGACACGTAACCTAAAATTCGACCTAGACATCGAAACAAATGCACTTTTGTGTGCAAACCCAGATGAGTTTTATTCAAAAGCATACTTATCAAGTCCTGACATTGCTAACAACTTCAGAACTTTACCAGGTATCAAGAGCAAAACTAAATTAGCTAATGTTACTTTTGGTAGCTTATTGCAAGCATCAACTTGTAACTTCAATGCTCCTACAGATTCATTGGATGCAATTGACATTGATGTATGTCCTTTATCAGCTATGGCTCAACTTTGTCAATTTGACTTAGAGCAGTCTTTCTTAGCTCTTCAAATGTCTCAAGGCTCAAATGGTGACTTCACAGTTGCATCTTTCATGTCTTACTACTGGAATGAAATGGCTAATGTTATTGGTCAAGACTTAGAGTTGTTGAGATGGCAAGGTAATGATGCATCTGAGGATCCATTGTTAGGTCTTTGTACTGGATACTTATTCCCAATGTTCTATGATGCTGACATCATTGGCTTATATGATGGTGCTATCACTACATCAAATGTATTGACAGTGTTAGAGTCAGTTGTTAACGCTGCTCCTAATACAATTTCACGCAAAAAAGCTGACCTTAGATTGTATGTTTCAACAAATGTAGCCAATGCTTATGAGTTGAAAGCAGCACAAGGTAACACACAAACTTATGTGACTTTACCATTAGGATTGACTTTCTTAGGAATCAATGTAGTAGTGTGTGAGGGTATGCCTGACAACACTATCTTATTGACTTTGAGAACTAATCTTATCTATGCATTTGATGCTGAAGGTGACTCAAAAGCATTAAGAGCTGTGAACTTGTCTGACACTGTAGCTGAGCCTTACTTGAGAACTCGTGCTAACTTAAAAGCTGGTTTCCACTACACTAACCCTTCTGAGATAGTTTTGTACAATGCATTCTACATCTAAGATATAAAAGGGAGGTAGCAATGCCTCCCTATTTTTTCACTTTTAAAACATAAAAAGACATGGCATGTGATGCACTCCAAACCATCCTTAAGAGTTGTGACAACAACACTGGTGGTATTTATAAATTTTACGTCAATCAACAAGATAATGTTGACATGACTACATTGTCAGTTGACCCAGCTGATGACTACCTAATTGATGCCTTAGACTTAGTAGGTGGAGCTGATCCATTTATTGAGTTTGAATTCAGACGTAACACTTCAAGCTACACTGAAGAGTCAAACATTGACTTAATCAATGGTTCTTCTTTTGTGACTCAGACTATTACTCTAATGTTTCACAGACGTGAGTCAATCAAGTCTAGTGCTATTAAAGTATTAGGTTCTGGTCAACAGTACTTAAGTGGTATTGTTCAAGATGCTAATGGCTTATATTGGTTCTTTCCTTACTTGCAGTTGACTGCTACTGGTGAAGGTTCTGGTACAGCCCGTGCAGATGGTAGTAAATATTCCATTACACTTTTAGCGGAAAATGAGTTTTTGGCTTTTCAAATTGCTGATGCAGTTATCCCAGGATTGTTGTAATCTATTCTTTTTTCCATAGATAAAGAGGCCTTGCAGAAATGTAAGGCTTTTTTTTTAATTAAAATTTTTGCTAAGTACAATATAGGTATGATATATCTTGAGAAAGACTCAACTAATAGCTTTGTGCTGACCTTAACTGAGGTCACTACACTATCAAATGCTTACTACTTGTTTGAGTTTGAAGATGAGTTCAACACCACATCTAACCCAATATACTGGCAAGGTGCTGACACTTCATTGTGGCCTTCAAGATTTAACCTATTCACTATTGAAGACCCTGCAGATATTGACTTTATTAAAGGTCAGTACAGATACAAGGTCTATGAAAGCTCATCTCCTACATTAGATCCTACTGGATTGACAATGATAGAGGAGGGAAGGCTTGTAGTGGCTGGTGCAATTATTAACTCAATTTATGACTAATGGCTTGGTATAGTAGATTCATAGGCACTAAGCCTCAGACAACAACAGAAGTAGTAGAAGGCTATCAATCTTTCTCAACACCATTCGGTAGAGTAGGTGACGCTAACTTATCACTCCCTTATGTTAATGGTAGATACCAAATAGCTGGCTACATTCCATTTGGTCAGGATAATCTTTTCCCTGAGCTACTTAATCAACTCTACTACACATCACCTTTACATGGTGCAATTGTAGACTTTAAGACCAACTCAGTAGTAGGTGGTGGATACGTTCTTAAAAGTGAAGGAATGACCAATGAGGACAAGCTCAAGCTCTATACATTTGAAAAGAAAATAAAACTTGGCAAAGTAGAAAGAGCAATAGCTCAGCAATTGACTGTACACCATAGAGTTTACTTCAAGCTGTGCTACAATGCTAAGAGAGAGCTGTATAAGATATACAATGTATCACCTGAAAAGGTCAGAATTGCTAGAGATAAAGTCACTTACTTTTTATGTGATGACTGGGCCGCTAGAATTGATGTGACATCTATAAAAAAATACCATCCTACCAACTCAGACCTTGAGCAGTTGTATGTGTACGAAATTAT